CACTCTTGATCAAGCCCGCGAAGCCATCGCCGACCGCCAAGGCAGTTACGGCTCGCCCGCCGCATCTTTTGAACGCAGCGCCGCTATCTGGACCGCCATCCTATCCAAGAAGCTGAAGCCTGGGGAGTGCGTCGGCGCCGCAGACGTGGTGATGATGATGGCGGGGCTGAAGCTGGCCCGTCTGGTCGAGACGCCCGACCACCTGGATTCCGCCGTCGATCTGGCCGGTTACGCCAGCTTGGTGCAGGAAGTCGTTTAAATGCGCCCGCGCCACTACCAATCTACGGCTGCCGCTCGTCTGGCGGCCCAGGACGTCGCGCTTCTGCACGGCGACATGGGCATCGGCAAGACGCTCATCAGCCTGCTGGGTATCAAGATGGCCGAGGCGGACAGCGCCCTGATTATCTGCCCGGCGGTGGCGGTTTCCAACTGGGTGCGGGAAGCGGCCAAGATCGACATCAAGGCCGTGGCATTGCGCACCGGCTCCGACCGTCTGCTGGGCGGCGCGGAGGTTGTCGTGGTCAGCTACGACCTGATGACCTCGCCCGCCATCCACCACCAACTAGCTTCGGTGGCCTGGGACGTGGTTATCGCCGACGAGGCCCATTATCTGAAGTCCGCCGACGCCAAGCGCACCCAGGCATTCTGGGGGCTGGGCGCCTATCGCGGGCGGGGCATCGCCGAGGTGGCCGACCATGTGTGGTGCCTTTCGGGGACGCCATGCCCCAACAACATCAGCGAGCTGTACCCCATGCTGTCGGCTGGCATGCCCAGCGTCGTCGGCAAGGTCACGCTCGACCAGTTCATCCAGCGGTACTGCAGAGGCTACCTGACTGACTACGGCTTCAAGATCGTCGGCAACAAGCCCGACGCCAAGCACATCCTGGACCGCATGGGCGACCGCTATCTTCGCATCCGCAAGGAGGACGTTCTGTCCGAGCTGCCGCCCATGCAGATCGAGACTGTGGTGGTGGAGGGAGCTGCCCTGGCGGTGAGCGCCATCCGCGAGATCGAAGAGACCTACCGGGACCAGATCCTGGCGGTGCTGGACGGTGCGCCGGTCAGCGAGCATCTGGCCACCCTGGCCCGGCTGACGGAGATGGCCAAGGCTTCCGCTGCGGCTGATCTGGCTCTCGGACTGATCGAGGAAGGGCGCAAGGTGTTCATGGTCGCCAAGCACCGCGACACCGTCGACCACCTCGAGCATATCCTCGGCCCGGCGGGTGTTGTTGCTATCCACGGGGGCACCTCGGCCAAGCGCCGGGACGAGGCCATCGAGGAGTTCACCAACGGCCCGGCCATGGTCTTCGTCGGGCAGGTCCAGGCCGCCGGCACCGCCATCACCTTGCATGGCGGCGGTAAGTGCCAGGACGTTATCGCGGTCAGCCTCGACTGGGTGCCTGCCAACAACGCCCAAGCCTTCGCCCGAGTTCACCGTATCGGCCAGCCGGGGTCGGTCCTGGTGCGCGTCCTGGCGCTGGAAAACAGCGTCGATGAAATGGTCACCGAGGCCCTGGCCCGGAAGACCCGTATGCTGGAGGAAATCTACGATGTCGCCTAAGAAGCAGCCTGACCTGCCGTTCAGCCCGCCGCTGCCGCCGCTGCCCGAGGAGAAGTGACATGGCTCACTCTGATCTGATTGGCGGGTCCACCGCCGAGCGCGTGATGAACTGCACCGGCTCTGTGGAGCTGTGCCGCAAGATGCCCCAGAAAGGCTCGTCTACCTATGCCGACCGAGGCACCCTGCTCCACAACGTGATGGAGATGGTGCTCAAAAATGGCATGCCACCCGAGAGCCTGATCGGTCGCGTCCAGTACGAGGGCCAAGTCCTGACCCAGGATCTGGTGGACGAGAAGGTCTACCCAGCCATCGAGGCTTTCGACAAGCTGGTGGATGAAGTGGTCGCCGGGGACCTCCAGTTCCGCTGCGAGGTCGGCGTCAGCTACACCGGCCTGGATGCCTTCGGCACCACCGATATCCTGGGGCACACTTCCCGCTACGTGGTGGTGGCCGATTGGAAGTTCGGCGACGGCGTCAAGGTGTCGGCGGTGGGGTCGTACCAGCTCCGCTTCTATGCCGGTGCTGCGCGAGAGATGGACCCCTTGCTGTTCGAGGGCCGCGACATTATCCTGGCCATCATCCAGCCCGGTGCCGAGAACGGTGGTCTGTCCTGGGAGATTATCTCGAACGCCGATCTGGACGACTTCGTGACCGATATGAAGGCGGCTTTGACCCGCGTGGCGGCTGGCGACACGTCGCTGGCCGAGGGTAAGTGGTGCCGCTGGTGCGCCGGCGGCCCGATCTGCGGCGTGAAGAAGTCCCGCGCCCAGGCGTTGGTCTCCAAGCACCTGGACAACACTGTGGACCCGAAAGAACTGGGTGAGCTGGTGGCTCTGGCTACCGATATGGAAGACTGGATTAAGGCCGTCACTGCCCTGGCCCACCAGGAGCTGGAGAAGGGCCGCCCGGTCACGGGCTGGAAGCTGGTGCAGAAGCGCGCCACCCGGCACTGGTCCGACGAGGTCCAGGCCGCTCTGGTGTTCCGCGCTCTCGGGCTGAAGCCTGCCGAGATCTACGAGTCCAAGATGATCAGCCCGGCCCAGGCCGACAAGCTGTTGAAGATCAAGGGGGCGCCCGTGGCTGCCCTCGACGAGGTGATCGTCTCCCGGTCCTCGGGAACGACACTGGCCCCGGTGTCCGACAAGCGGCCCGAGGTCAAATCCGGGTTCAGCGGTGCGCTGAACCTCCCTGAACTGTCCTAAAAGGAAACTTTGCTATGTCCAACAACGCTTTGACTGCCTTCCACAACAACGCCATGACCACCGTCTCTGACCTGGACGCCATCTTGGCCAAGGGGTCGCAGAACCGCCCGCAGGTCGCCAAGGGCAACAAGCCGTTCCTGCGGCTGTCGTCCGAGGGCGAGGGATGGCTGTACGGCGCCGACAACACCCAGGTGGAAGAGGGCTCGACCTGGGCCATCAACCCCTTCTCGTTCCAGAGCGGCTGGGTGTGCTGGGCCGACCCCAAGAAGAACGGCAACCGCCGTGCGAAGCTGGGTGAGGTCATGGGCTCCATCGCCAATCCGCCGCCTTGCCCGACCAACGACTTCTCCGTCCAGGGCGGAGAATGGAAGGAGCAGTTCGGCTTCGCGCTGGTCTGCGTCTCGGGCGAAGACACCGGCACCGAAGTCATGTTCCAGACCGACAGCTATGGCGGAAAGCAGGCTTTCGATGGTGTCTATGGTGACGTGGCCAATCGCCCCTCGGCGGAGCATTGCTTCCCGGTGGTCGAGCTGACCCACGAGAGCTACAAGAACAAGACCTACAACAAGACGGTCTACACCCCGGTGTTCTCGGTCGTGGACTGGGCCAATATGCAGCAGGAACTGCTGAATGCTGGTCGCGTGGCCAAGTTGGAAACCTCGGAAGCGGGCGTCAAGGGTGTCTCCGATGCTCCCACCTCCGAGGCCGATGCGCCCCTGACCCGCCGTCGCCGTAGCGCCGTCTAAGTCAGTAGCGTCGGAAAGGGGCGGTGCTCGTAACACCGCCCCCAACCGACCCAACAGTGATCCATTGATTTGACGGGGGCAAGATGTCCACGAACGCTACCACCACCTTCACCGTACCCCGCGACGAAAACGGCGTCGCCCATGTTGTCGGCTTGTCTGGCGGCAAAGACAGCGTATGCCTCGCGCTGGCTCTGAGAGAGAGAGAGCCGAGGCCGTATAGCTACGTCTACACCCCGGCTGGGGATGAGCTGCCCGAAATGGTCGAGCACCTTGTCCGCATCGAAGCCATGCTCGGGCAGCCGATCATCAAAGTGGCGAACGGCACGCTCGCCAGCGTCATCGCCGACAACAAGATGCTGCCGAACTGCTTCGCTCGTTTCTGCACCCGCATCCTCAAGCTCAAGCCGTATGGCGAGTTCATGGCCGCGCATGCGCCTATCGTCTCGTACATCGGGCTGCGAGATGACGAGGACGAGCGCGAGGGTACGCGCCCAGGGGGTGACTACGCGGCGGTCAATACCGCTGTTGTCCAGGACTTCCCCTTCCGCCGCTGGGGCTGGGGCCTCGATCAAATTTGGGGCTTTCTGCAAGAACGGGAGGTCACCATCCCGCAGCGCACCGATTGCGCCCGGTGCCCGTACCAGACATTGGGTGAGTGGTATAACCTCTGGACCGACTACCCCGATATCTACGCCGACGCCGAGGCTGACGAAGCCCGCTACGGCCATACCTACCGATCTCCTCAGCGCGACACCTGGCCTGCTGGTCTTGCCGATCTTCGCCAGTTGTTCGCCGCCGGTAAAATCCCCGAGCGCAGTCTCCGCATGATGGAGAAGCGCCGGAATATGTGTCGGAGGTGCTCGCTGTGACTACGCTCCACCTTGATTTCGAGACGCGAAGCCGCGTCGATCTGCTAGCCTGCGGCGCCTATGTCTACGCGGCCTCGCCTACCACCGAGATCCTGTGCCTGGGTTGGGCTTTCGACGACGAAGAGCCCGCCCTGTGGCTGCCGGGGCAGCCGTTCCCCGCTCGCATCGCCGAGCATTTCGCTGCCGGCGCCCGCGCTTCCATTCACGCCCACAACGCCAATTTCGAGCGGCTGATCGTTGCGCGCGTCCTATCCTGCTATGTGCGTTGTTGGGGCATACCCAAGCCGCCGCTGGATGCGTGGTACTGCACCGCCACCCAGGCCCGCGCCCGTGCGCTGCCGGGGAGCCTGGACGACCTCGCCCGGTGCCTGGGCACGGGCCATAAGAAGGACCGCCGGGGCAAAGAGCTGATCCAGTTGCTGTCGATCCCGCAAAAGGACACCGGAGAGTTCCGCGAGGACGCCGACCTGATGGAGGAGATGGGGCTCTACTGCCTTCAAGACGTACGGGTCGAGCGCGCCACCGCGAAGATGACCCCGCCGCTTTCCGAGCGCGAACACCGCGATTATGTGGTGTCGGAGATGATCAATGATGCTGGGCTGCTGGTGGACGTGGAGTTCGCCCGCGCCGCGATGGGATACGCCGACGCCGAGCTGGCCGAGATCTGCGCCCGGCTGGCCGAGGTCACCAACGGGGCTATCAAGACCCCGAAGCAGTTCCAGGCGCTGAAGGACATGATGGCGCCCTACATGGCCGCCGACGAGCGCATCCGCAAGGCGATGACCAGGGTCGAGACTGATCGGCGCGAAGGCATCGAGAAGCGGCGCATCGTGCTGGACAAGGACGCCCGGTCCAAGCTGCTGGCCATAGCGGCGGACGAGCCTGATTTCCTGCCAGCCGATATCGTCGAGGTGCTGGAGCTGACAGACGCGGCGGGCAAGT